AACTTTTCCGTCTGCTGCTATGGCCCAGCCGATCCAAAAACTCGCGTCTTGCACGGCGCTGTCCGGGTCGATGCTGGCGTTGTCCGGAGATATTGCGATTACCGGGCAATCATCAATCCCCGGCGGCGTCATGAGATCAGGCCACAAAAAAACCTGATGCCTCTTCCCAAATTGGGAGAGGCACCAGGCTTTGATTGATTCGCTTTCGGCGAGGGATTGCCCCCATCGCCGGGTTATCGTTGTAAGGTCATCTGCCACAATATCGCCCCCAGAGTACCGCCGCTTGGCTGGCGGGCATTTTGCGCTTAGTCTGGAGCCGGTGCCATATCACTTCTTCCATGTAGTTGGCAACGCCTCCAACGTTTCGTTGGTAGAATTCCTGATACGGCCCTATGGTTTCTCTGGGCTTCACTTCGATGTGCGTTCGGGCTTTGGGGATGTGTACCCCTTCTTTATGGAGCTTCGCCCGCAGTTTCGGCGAGAGCTTCCGGCGGAAACCTTCCTCCATGAGCCGTCCGTAATATTCCGCAGATCCTCCGATCCACCCAACTTCCACAAAGTCGCTTCCGGCGTTGTAGCGTAAAAGGCTGTTTCTGCCGGAGACCATGCGCCCCAGAGGACGGTAGCGGCTTTTCGGTTCATTCCCGAGGGCTCTATCAAAAGCCTTCCGGACTCTAGGAGGGGCGCCTTTTGGGTACGGCTTTCCCGCGGGAGATCCAGCCCGTACGCCACGCTCCATCTGTTTTTTCATCTGGAAACCCGCAGACTTCAACACGCTTTTTCGCAGCTCCGGCAGCTCGTCGGCGGCCCATTTCAGCCATGGGGTGGCTTCATCCTTCCACCGCACTTTCATGCTCATGAGAAGGCCACCCCGTTTCCTGTCAGCTCAAGGCAACAAAGGAGCTCCCCTGAAGTGTCCATCCGGGCAATCCTCCACGATTCGCCCCGTACCGTGAGTGGGGAGCCCCGCCATGTGTCCGGGAGATCGTCAAGCGAGATCCAGAGACGGGCGGTGGTCGCAGGATTGCCACGGATTCCGCCGTTGTCGTCCCGGTCTTCCAGTAGCTCGAAAATCCCCGCAACCTCCGTGCCGTCGGCAAAAAAAACAGGCTCCCCCTCCGAAGAGAGGAGAGCCTGCACGTCTCGTTCGTACGCTTCCCGGCGGGTCATAGTGCTACCCGATCTTTACGGGAACCTCTGTGGCGGTTTCTGCCTTGGCTGCGAAGGCATACCCGGCTTTGGGCGTCACGACGATGTCAATTACAAACTCGTCGCCCACTTCGAAATCGGTAGAGGTTACTGCCAGGGTGCAGGAGAAAAGCCCGTTGTTGTACAACACCCCGCCCGTCAGATCAGGCAGGGCGCCTCGGAGGCTACCGGTAACACTAAATGTGCCGTAGCCCGCAACTTTGGCGGTGCAGGTCACGGTGAAGGTCTCGCTCTGATCAATTGCCAGAGGGGTGACGGTTCCCATGGTGCCAACGCCAGCTGTGTTTGTTGCTGCGGGGGTCACTGTCGCCGTTGCGCCCCGAGTAGAAACAACCTCGCCGGATGCGTCCCAAAAGAGCCGCTGCCCCTGGGTAAACGCCTCGTCGTTCGGGGCGGGCATAGTAAAGACTCCCACCACGTTCACCGCTCCAAGCTCTCCGGCGGCAATGTCGGTAGCCGCAATCCCGATACGCTCATCCAGAACCACAACGTCCCCTACGGAAACCTCCGCAAGAGGGGTGTAGTCCATCGCTTCTCCACGCTCAAGAAACGTGCAAAGTTTACTCATCGTTCAATACCTCCTATGCCCCGGTATTCTTGAGGAGCCCACGCCAGTCAACGGGCTTGGCTCCGCATTCAATCCGGATCTTGTATTCCACTCCATCAACATTCCAGCCCTGCCGCTGCTCCATGTAGGGGCGACGCTGGCCGTTGAGGTAGTACATTCTGACGGTTTTGCCCTTGCGAGCTGCGAGATACCAGGCAGTTTCAGAGCTGTCGTCAAGCCGTGCATCAAATACCATCTGGAAACGTCCGGCGTGAGGATTCGCTCCGTTGCCGGCCGCAACAGAAGTGCCGCTGTCCAGAGTCACGGTCATGGGAACTCGCCCCTCTGCAAAGAATCGACGGGCCTCCTCTTCAATCGCCACGGGAGCGAGGAAGAAAACGGGCTGAATGTTCAAGCGGCGCTTGCCTCCAATGTCTGTCTGGCGACGCATGGCCTGTACTGCGGTGCCGATCCCTGCAATGGTGTCCTCGAAATTAGAATAGCTGATAGCCACGGCGTTCGTGGTCGCAAGAAGATTCCCGTGTGTCGAATGAAAGAGCGTTTTTCCGTCTCCCATGGTGGGGTTCCCGGTAATGGCGCCGTAGGCAAGGTCCCCAAGAAGGCGGCTTGCAGATTCTCCGTGCTGCCGGGGAATATCGGTCATGGCTCCAAGGTCATCGTTGATAATGGCCTCACGAGTGATGGAGAACATTTTCCCGTACTTGGCAATCTGGTACTGTTCGAAGGTTTCGGTGCGTTCGCCGTACTTGTATTCCCCGCCTTCGGGAATACGCTCGAGGTCGCCAAGCTCCCCAGGGCGTGCCATGGTATGGATCTTGAAGTCCGAGACGCTGCCGGAATCGTCAACCCAAATACGCCAACTCTCGGGCTCCTGCTCCCACCCGCTCATGAGAGAGAGGTTCGCCACGTTGCCAAGGAGCACGGGCAAGTCGGAGGTTGTGAGGGCACGACCTACCATCTCCATGGCGTTGCCTTTGGTGTCGTATCCGGCACGCTCAAGGCTTTCACGGGCAAGTTCCCGCAGGGAATAGCCGCGGAAGTCCTCTGCTCCAGGTGCCACTTTGTCGAGAGAGATTCCGGCTCGAAGGCATACGCCATCTCGGGCGGCCTCCCGGAATTTGTCCCGGCTCTCTTGCCCCACCTCAACGGAGGCAGTTTCAATCTCTTTTCTCTGGTCTGCCAATGCGTCCAGCACCGCCTTTCGTACCTGGTCCACGTTCGCCCCGGAGCGGATATGCTCCGCAGGATCTACCTCAAACCGGGCGCACATGCTCATGATTTCGGATACTCGCTCACGCTCTGCTGCGCGTGCCTGCTCTTCCACCTTTGCAGCGTCTACCGCTTCCACATGATTCTCCACGGCCCGGACCTCTTCAGTCTCGGGGGTGGCGGTCTCTACAACGTTCTTAGGCATTTCGTCTGTCCTTTCTTGCTCTTCGCCTTCATACCCTCGCCCAATACCTACAGAGTCGTCCGCAGGTATCGACACGGGGGAAATCTCCATAGGCTCCCATTTTCTGGCAACCTGACACGGGCCTTCAAATCTTCCGCAGACAGAGCGAGCCCCCTGTTTTACTACTTCCCAGGAGAGCACCCGATACCCTACGGATACGCCTTTTATGGTTCCAGAGCGGATTTTCTGAAAAATCTTGTCGCTGTCGGGGTCTTCGTCAAACCGGATAACGGCACGGCCTCGCCGGTCATCCCCAACCCATGCCCGCTCGATACTCCCTATCGGAACATCTGAATTGTGGTTCCAAAGGACAACTCCGGTTTCCCGGAGCCGAGATAACTGGATCTCCTCCTCCCCATGGCCCAGGATTTCGACGCCGTACCATCTACTCACCGGGGCTTCAGACGAAAAAGAGAGTTCCACTGTTCGGGAACCCTCGTCGATGGCGCCACCTTCAATTACCGCTTGGCGAAATTGCAGGTCATCCCGTTTCCGGCTTCCCTGTTCCGCCTTCACCTTCTTCGTCGCCAAAGGCTGCCTCCTTTCCTTCTTCCCAAATTAGATTAAGCCCGAGCTTTTCGGCATACGCTTTCTCGTGGGCCATCTGTTCAAGCACCTCTTGCCAGTCCTCGCCCTTTGCGGCGCAGACTTTTGCAAGAGTAGTCATCCCCGCTGCAAGCTCTTCCCTGGAGGCTTTTACCTCCTTGAGAGGATCTATCCAGCTCCATCCGGGAGCCGTCCAGAAGCACGACGTGTATTTCTCTCGGTTTTCCCAATACCCCCGGATCTTCACCTTCCCCGAGAGCACGCAAGCATCCATAAACAGCTCCCAGATGGGCTCACAAAAATGGGTTATCACGCTTTGTTGCGCCATGCGCCACTCCTGCCGATCGTCAAGGTTCCCTTGTCGGATGCTGGAGTAGTTCGCCTTCGAAACGTCCCGAGAAAGGGCCTCGTAGGAGAGCCCAAGACCAGAGCCGGTGTACCTCAACATCATCTGCAGGAAGTCCCCGACACTGGTGTTCGGCCTTCCCGGAGTCGCAAAGCTTACCTTCTGGCCCTTGCCGAGATAGTGCAGCATCCCCGGCTCGATGCCGTCAATTCGTTGCCCTGCGGAGTTCTGCGGCAATCGCCCCACCGCCGTGGCGGGCAGTTCGTCTTCCACGAACCCGGCAAAACATGCCGCCACCTTTGTTGCCACCACTTCTGCGGTTATGGTCTCCCCCGTATCTTTCAGCCGCTCCATTACAACCGCCAGTTCAGACATCCCCCGGAGTGCGGTGGGTCTCGTTTTGTTGTAGTAATGGAGGATCTTGTCCGCAGGAACTCTCTTAGATTCGTTGCGCCCGGAGTGCAGGAAGAGAGAGTCGATGTTTTCCAGAAGCCAATAGGCTTGAGGGCGATACGTTTTGTCGATCTCCACGCCACCAAGCACCGGGCGGTTGTTGTTCCCTTCCGTTTTCATGGAGTCCAGATAGTCGGCCTCGATGAACTGGAGGGATAGAGGGAAGGCTTTTCGCTTGTCCACCACGGGCTTGACGAGGATCTCCCCATCAAAAAAGCGGCGATGCACAAGCATTTGCTGGAGTTCGTAGAACGATGAGCCGCCGGTTATGTCGCAGTTTTCCGGGCGAGTCCACCATTTCCACACCGCCTCAATTTTGTTGTTCAGGTCGGGGTCTCCGGTGTCTGCCTGGGGGCGTATCCCCGTGCCGATGACGTTTCTTTTGATTGCCCGAACCGCTGCCTGTGCTATGTCGCTGTTCCGCTCCAGATCCCGAGCCCGAGCCCGCACACGATCACGATATGCTGCGTCCGTTTCCTCTGGGGTCTGGTTTGTGGGCCGCCAGTTAGAGTTCCGGTCGCCTATGGCCGCATCGTAATTCCGGACGGCGTTTATTGCCATCCGAGCCCGAGAACGTGCGAGCCCCCACGATGGAGCAATGTAGCTTATTGCCTGATCTAGCCAGTTCATCGCTTGTTCCACCGCACAACGGCCCTGTTTGTTCCTGCGCTTCCGGTGTTTTCCTCGTCAATGAGTCGTTTTAGCCGGAGGATTGCAGCCTGGATTTCCCGCAAGTCTGCCCGGCGAAATCTGCGCCCGGCTATTTCGTACTCCTGCCCTCCCTCCAGTATTGCCTGTTCTGCGGCCTCGTACATTGCAAGGCGTTCTGTATTCGTCAATGGGTGGTTCACCTCCTTTCAAAGGGTACAAAAAAAGCCCCCTCCCCCGAAGGGGAGAAGGCTATCTTCCTCGTTGCATCCATCCGCTACGCTTCTTCTGCGGCGGTGGAGCATATTTCGCTACTGCTGCGGCCTCTTCTTCGTCGTCGGCCACGGCGTGCATCCCAAGTACCCGAGCTGCCAGGGTAGAGTACACTTCGCAGTCCAGATAGTGGTTGTCTGCGTGCTGGGAGATGGGCCGCCATTCGTAGGTTATGGCTCCCGTTCGGCGGTCGGTAACGCCTACCTTCACCTCGGAGACCACCTGTTCTGCGTAGTCCGAAGTGACGTTCTTGCAGACCATCCAAGATCCACGGCTGCCGGGCGGCTTTTGCATCCTTCCAAAGATAAAATCTTTGAGCAGGTCTGTGTTTGTCTCGTACCGCTCCATGTTGGTAAGCCGCTCGATTTTCTGCACCACATAATGCTTATCAAGTTTCCGGGACGATCCCTTGCAGGGCCTGAATACGTCCGGAAATGTGAGACACAAGGCGTACGCATCGTCTGTGCGGTATCCAATGTCAATCATCCCGAGGGATACTTGATAGAATCCGCTGCTGTCCTCCACGTAGTAGAGAGGATCTACTATCCGCCTCTGCACCTGGGCTATCAGGTCCTGCTCGTCCCACGTCTCGAAGCGGTCGTAATCCACCAGCCAGCTCGTCATGTTCGGCCCCCAGGCACGGATAACATAATAGGCATGGCCTTTCTGTATGTCGATTCCCGCCGTGAGGAGCACCTTTTCCGGTGACGCCAGCACGGGAATTTTCCCTTTGGGATGGTTCCACGCTTGACGGCGCACCATGTCGGAGCTTGCCTCTGCTGTTTTTTCCCTCCAGGGCTCTCCAAGCCAGCCTTGTACAAAGTTCCGCAGCTTCTCGGGGTAGTCCTTGGATTCCAGGAATTCGGCGGCTACATCCCCGAAGGAGAGCCAGGGGGAGTAGAGGGACGATCCGTGAAAACCTATCCTTCTGGGTGGCGAGTCATTTGCAAACTCGTCACGCCAGCGCCCTTTCCGAAGCATCCCCATCTTCTTGTCGCTAGAGATCTTCGCGTGGCAGTGGATACACTCGTAGGTCGCCACGTCACGAGCACGCTGTGCGAGTCGGCGCATTTCTTTCTTGTCGTGCCCGGCGTTTTCGTAGGCTTCGGTCAACTCTTTGGGCCATTTGATCTGTGAGAAGATGAGCTTCTGCATTTC